ACTAAACATCCAATCACCAGATCCAAATGTTGTAGTGCTTCCTGCAACCATACTTATAGCTAAAGTACAAGTTTTTCCAATAATTGTGTATTTTCCCAGTAAGAACCCATTTCCAATAGCCGGGTTTGTAGTGAGTGCTGTCCATACAGGTGTGTAATCCTGCCACACACCACCTATTTCAGGTTGTCGCATTATCAGCTTTTCCAGTGACTCAATTCGTTTCAGTAGTACTAACTCATTCATGTAAGCTCCCCGTTAATTCTGATCGTCAATGTTTCAAATTCTTCTAAGCCCGGCTGTACTCTGATATTTACCTTATCTACATGAACATCGAAGGTATAACCAATATATTGTGCAATCAGCTTGTCACCATAATCGAAATTGACACCGTACCTGAAATTATTTGATTCGACAATATTACCGGTCAATGACGTCGTTGGTCTTCTTTCGTACAATTCAGCGTTTCCCTGTGAGGTGAGATAGTCCGTTGTTGTGTCAGATCCCAAATAAGCTGCATATACCTGCGTTTCGCGCCTATTCCAGCGTGAAGTGTTGATACGGTTGGCGTCTGACACTTCTACTATTGTTCGGTCATTTTCAACACCTGTTCCTGTGACGTAAGCATAATTACGTTCGTTTTCAGCGTTGAATGATAACATTGGATTGATTAGATTGTTAAATTCCGTGCTGACTATCTTTCTATTGCTGCCTGTGTAATCGTTGCCCCGTTGCCCATAATATGTCCGAAATTCAACCGTTCCCCTTGCGGTTCGTACCATGTCATAACCCAACCAATGTCCCCGTTGCCTCACATCATTACAGATTTCGTCAAGGTTCGGCTTGAGCTTCTCCCATGCAAACTTCTTGCTGATTGATGGTGCCAGTGTGTTGTCACCCTGAATAGTCAATCCTGCTAACATCCTTGCTGTGTCCGGTGTGGCTGTGTTGCTATATAGTTTACAACCAGCCCCTAGATTTTCATACACCATTTCTTTCATCATGTCGTCAGCATAGTCAGATTTTGCTGTAAAGGAAGAATTTGCATAATAGGCGATGATTGCATTATCCAATGTGTAGATGTGATCATAGGCGGTAAGCTGTACCATTTCCTGTTGATTGCCTTCGTAGAATAAAGGGTTGCGGATGCGCCATGATCGTTCACCTTCCAGTTTCTTTACACCATCCACAATCCGGTAAACTTCCAATAGCTGATCCAATGCGAAATCGTTTGGTGTAAGTGTCCCACGTGGCATAATAAGCTGTAACCCACCAATAACAAGATCCCCATAGGCAAGCTGTAAGCTCGTGAAGTCATCAGGTCTCCACACTTTCAGCGGACTGCCAGTATCAGTCATCCAGTGGATCTCATAATCTACTGTCATCGGTTCGCCTCATCAAGTGACCAATATCTGATTTTGTATTCCATGACGGCTTTTGTATTCCCGTCCGTTGTCCCGTCGATGAATGTGGCTATCCGATTGCTACCTGGTTCAAGTGTGAAGTCTAATGTAGATATTCCCTCTAAGATATATGACAGAATGTTGCCCCTGAATGTGGATGTAAACTCTTGTCGCTCAAAGTCCAGCGTGATCACTTCGCCCGCAAGCAATGTGAAGTTATTGAAATAGACACCTTTTCCGTTTGTCGTGTTCACAATTTGACGTAATAATCCCGGCCCGGTTATCGTAAACTTCGGACGGGTTGAAGTGCCTGGATTTGTGACAATGTCATCGCCTGCGGTTTCTGCGTTGCCTGAAGTGTTATAACCAACATAGAGATTATCAAGGTTGTCAAATAATAAATCTCTAATAGATGGAGTACCCGGTAAGTTTATATCTAAAGGCGCATAAATTCCATTTCCATAATAAACAGCTATCCTATCTACTAAAGAAACTTCTCCGGCTGAAGTAAAACTCCCGCCTAAATATATATAGTTATTATGTAAATATAATTTTCTTACAAGAGCGTCAACTCCTGTTCCTAATGCTTCCCACTTTTTACCATTCCATTTTCCTAAATAACCAACAGTGACACCGCCTAACGATGTAGCATTTCCACCTACATAAGCATTGTTAGAATTATCTATTTCGACTGAAAATAAGTGTGAGTTTGCGCCCGTTCCTAAACTTTTCCATTCTGAACCTGTCCACTTGACAACATAATCACCATTTGGGTCACCAGCGTTTGTGAATTGTCCAACTACATACACATCATCATATTTATCGATTGCAATATCCCAAACAGTATTATTTAGTCCTGTTGATAGTGGCGTCCAAACCAAACCGTCCCATTTAGCAATATTTAGAGTATTGGCAACACCACCAGCTGTTGTAAAGTCTCCACCAGCATATATATTATCAGAAGAATCAATCGCTAAAGCAAAACAACCTGAACCACCTTGCATTCCTGTTCCTAAACTTGATAAATTTGTACCGTCCCACTTTACAATTCTGTTACCATTTTGGTCACCAAGGTTTAAAAATGTTCCGGCAATGTATAGATCACCATTAGATGCGAAAACAATATCCCAAATCCCACCACTAATACCTGGAATAACACTAACCCAAGCACCCGTAGCAACGTCCCATTTTGCCAGATAATCAGCGTTAGGATCACCACCAATATTTAAACCACTACTACCAATATAAATTTCTTTTGTAATCGGATGTTGTGCGATCACATAAACCATTCCTGTCATCCCCGCCATTGCAGACCATACACCATCACGGTCACGCTTGACGATGTAATCAGCGTTTGCCAGTGTGTCATTGTAGTCAAGCACAACTGCCCCATTGCCTTCTCTCATCAAATCGTCATAGGCTTCGAACATCAGCGTAATAGGTTCCTGAGTAGGTTTTGACCAGTGACCAATCAGCCCGTCTGACTTCATTCTGCATCTTATCTCAACAACCTCGCTCGCTTGTAATCCGGCTGCAGTGGTTGCCATGTATCGAAGTGTTACGTCTTGTTCACCTGTCACGTAGTCCGGCTGAAATAATTCCTGCAATGTTTTGCGTTTCGTTTGAAGTTCGTCGTAGTTGTTGGCGATGATTTCACCAATCATCAAAAATTCACGATCAAGTTTATTGGTGCGCTGATATAATGACCTTCCCCCCGCTGTCTGTGTTTTGTTTATCATGTAAGGGTTGATGCCAAGCCCAATGATGCTTCCGATGTGCATACAGCTTTCCAGATCAACCAGTGTTCCACCCCGTCGTGATGTTGCTTTTCTAACACTGGTAGATAGGTATTGCTGACCATTCCAGTAGGTGTATTCGTCTGTGTCACCGTCGAAGTAGGTTGTCGGTTCGTTGCGCGCTTCAATTTGTACACCGTCGATATAGATAAACTCGGTAGCGTCCCCGTTCGTGCCTGTTTCGGATAATGTCAAGGTACCAGCCAAATCGCCAGCATCCGGATTGATGTGACAATGTACCCGTTGCCACTTGTCTTTTATTGTCATGTTTGGTTTACCGGCAATGATTGTTGCGCTCGTGAACCCAGTCCACGTCAAGGTCAATTCTGTACCTGTGTATCCTGTTGGTATATAAATATCCATGCTGGCTGTGTGGTCAACATCTGTTAGCGTTATCGCATAACTTGCCAACAGGTCATTGTTAGAATATGTACACTTGCAACTATACACCCCCCGATAAGCGACGGTTGCACTTTTTGCAATAGTATTGGTTCCTCCCGTAGTCCAGCCGGTAGTCCCTGTTTCAAACGACGGGTTGGTACAAAGGTTTGTGTCAAGTGTTTTGGTTGGTTTTACTACCCAGAATTTCAATAATTCTAATGTCATGCTCTCTCCTTATCCCATCGCCTGAAGGATCGCAAATCCCGTTGTTACCGTGTTCAATGATTGTGTTGTGGTCACGCCAAGATTGTAGTTATTGGTGATGTTGCTCATTGGTGTGATTGTCCCCTGTCCATTCTGTCCTAACTGCAATAATTCGATGCCATGTTCGCCGACGATGTAAGTACCACCTGGACGAACGTCACCGCCAGCTGCTTCTGCGATTGGCTTACCTTGACTAACTCCACCACCCGACATACTGCCAGAACCTATTGCATTGGCTACTCGTTGAAAGTCATCATAGCCGTGCATTTTTATCCAGAAGTCAACATTCACGTCGGATGGTATTTTATCCATTTCAGATCCTAATGTTGCAACAAGTGAATTATAGGTTTCTACTGTTATCAATCCATCATTTAACATCTGTTGATAAGTATTTATTTTTTCGGTTGCATATACCGTTTTTTCGTCAACTAATCCCATAGAATAAGCTAGTTGTAATGCCGCTTCTTCTGACAATCCCTGTGACGCAATATTGAATAATAATTGTTCACTATATTTTTTCATCGCTTCGTTTGCGTTGTTGGTGGCGTCTTTTAGTACAACTGTGGCTTCTTCAGATTCAATCAGTGCTGTGGTGACCGCATTGGCTGCCTCTTGTAAGGCCCAATCTTCACCGGCAGCAGCAGCGGTAGCTCGTGCAAGTTCCCATTCAGACTCTGTTAGATTATCAATTGCAGGAACGCCACGACCACCTATTAATTTAGCGACTCTCATTATTTCGTCGTGATATTCCTTGTAAGATTCGGAAGAATAAATAATTGATTCTGTGTGGTCGTTTGTGGCTTCCATTATCTTTTCTTGACGTGTTAGTAATGTCATTACAGCATCGGCGGCGTTTATCATCATTGGTGCAAACTGTGCTTTTAGTGCATTGCTTGCGTTTTCTATTGACACTTCCATTCTGGCAAAGCTGTCAGTAGCACTGTCTGTATTACCACCGACCTGGTCAATCAAATTACCGCCTGCTTCTAAGGTTGCATTCAATAACGCCATTTGTTGTTCTTCAGCGGTCAATTGCTGAACGGTTTTACCAAGTGCTTTTGCGTAGTCCTCGTTCGCTTTTCCAACCTTGACAACAATACCTAGATTGTCAAGAATCAATGGACTCGCTCGCTTGATACCAGTTGCAATACTGTTGTATAGAAAGGTGGTATCGCCTAATGACGGGTTAAGTTTGTTGGCTGCTTTGGCTATCTCTAATAATTCAGGTGTTGCATTTGCTAAACTTGTTGCCAGTTCTCCGGTTGTGCCCGCTAGTAGTGTTGCAGTGGATGACATCAATCCCATATCTGAAATTGTGCCTTTTGATGCAACTTGTAATTGTTCTAATAAATCAGGAGCAGCTCCCACTTTTTCAAGTAACATTGCAAACGATTCTGTAGTCTGAATAACAGTTGCACCTTGTTCACCCCAATCAAATGCTGTTTTGAATACTTGTTTAAATTTTCCAAGTGCAAATTGAACAGTCTGTATTTTATTGTTTAGCTCTGTGAATGTTCCCTGAAATGATTTAGTCGCTTTTTCTGATTCCTTGCCTATTTCCTCAAGTGTTTTATTTACTTTTTTTATCTCTTTAGACGCATTATCTTTTCCGGTAATTTCTAAACCGATTTTCTCATTGATCGCCATTCATCAACTCCTCAATATACTTGATTGTTTTCCAATCATCAGGGTTTGCTTTGATCCATTTACCAATGTCACCAGGTTTTATTCTGCGATACGTATTCCAAAGACTTTCAATATTCAAGGCAACTCTGATCATTTTCATCAAATCAATGGGTTGATCTAACATTCCACCAGCTTCAGGCAATCCACCAAAGGCGCGCATATTCCAGCCCAATTCCAACTCTGGCGGTGGGGTTGTTTTCTTGTCAACATACTCCACCACCGCCAGCATTAGTTTTTTGTTTCTGGATTGAGTGACTTTGCCAGAATATCGGCAAAGGCTCTATATACCGCCATCACCTCATTGATAGGCATTTCTTCCAATTCAGTTGGCTCGATGATTATTCCAGCGAGAATGGCTGCCTCCAGTTGTGCATTGATAAAGTCAAATCCTTCGGCCTCTTTTTCGAGTTCCTTCAATTTCTGGTTATACTTGCGGTATTGCCCGTATAAAACAGTTTCTACTAATTTCATCTCATCTCCTGTTGTGATTAGTAACCCGTCAGCGTTTCAAGTTCGCATACATGGATTAATGATCCAAATTTGTCCTCACTCCTGTCATATGCACCCTGGAATACGAAGTCAACGACGTTATTTCCATCTTGGTCAGCCATTGCTGTTACATCTTCAAAGAAACCCATTGATTCGAAGATCAATGATTTTTTGCTATATCCGGTGCCGGAAACTCCCAGCGCAGCACCTTCCAATAACAGTTTTACACGACGTGGGATGTTGGCTCGCCAATCTGCTTTCTCTGCAAGTGCTGCGGCGTTGTGTTCTATGGTCATAGTAAGACGTGGCACAAAACCAGTGCGTACCAATCCGCAAAATGTCAATGCACCATTAGCCCCGAATTTAGCAACAACACCAGAATCAACCTCTAATCGTAGTCCCAACACAGAACATAAAAACGGTGTGTAGCTCACACTGTCAACGTCATCAATGTACAACTTAGCATTACCAAACAATAGAGGTGATACAGTTGGAATAGTCAAATCAGCGGTTCTGGTTGTTGGTGCTTGTTGTCTGCCGTACCAATCACTTGACAAAGTAAACTGATTACCTGGTGATCCTTCTAGCGTCCAACGTTGGCAGAATGAAAATTCCATTTCTTCATCACCGGCACTATCACCCATTTCGATGGTCATGCTATCAGGAAGCGCCGTAGAACTTGTTGGAAATGCGTAAGTACGAATCCAGCCACTACCAGCCCCGTCAGCTGCTGCTGTGGCTTTTGCAATGCTACAATCCAGCACGTGCACCATTTGCTCGAAATTGGCAGGATCAAAGTCAATTGTAATCTGTCCACCTTTTTTGGCTGTGTATTGGTCATCTGTCCCGTTGATCTGGTTTACATCCTCGACATGTCGATTGTGTACGTCGTCATCGTCAAAAACACCTGTTGCCCTGACAATTGCGGTTGCGGGTACGGCTGTTCCGGATGTTTCCTCACGACCCCACTGAATAAGTCTAGAAAATTTTGCGCCCATAGTTACTCCTTAAAAACATCTCTGTATTTTGATTTCGTTGATTAACAATCTGTAACCCGTGTAATCTACACCTGCCAGATTGACTGTCACCAGTTCATAGTTCGGCTCTGCGTCGAACGTGTCACAATTACCACCCAATGTAGCGTCTTTCAGCAACTCCGCACATATCGCTTCCATCTTGCCTTCAAGTTGTTTGAAAGTCTGTTCCATGTTGGATTTAGACCCAAGCAAATAAACCGCGATAGAATGAAACGATTGTCCCCATCCAGCAGACTTTCCTGAAAACCTGCCCGATTCCTCGTGTATTTGTGCGAACAGCTTTGTCATCTGCTTTTCGGAAGGAAATACGTTCGTGCCGGCTAAAGTTACCTTACTTTTGACAATGGTGTCGATATACTCCACACAATCCTGGATTGCCATTATATCAATCTCCGAAACTTACCGATCAGCATTTTAGCGTCCGGATCGTCAGAAGGAATGATGGTAGATTGTCCTGTCTCTGAAAATCCCATTACCCCGAATGGTGCTTCAGACATTCTTTTGAATAAGCGTACAGCCAGCAACATGCAGAACGTGGTGATTTCAGGAGGTCTGTCAGCGATTGCACAATAGCCAAACTTGCCGACAATCTGTACACCATGCTTTGTGGCTGGGAAGGTATAATCGCCCTCTGGGTCAACCTCTATGATATTCTTATAAGGCTGGTTGAATGGTAATAACAGATAATCCGAAGTTGCCCAAGTGACCTCAAATGTGCCGTCACCGTCTTCGTCTGTTTTCAGTGTGGTAATTGATACGATGTCTTCTTCTGGAAACAGAACATTGTAGTATTTGGCGGTGTAGTATTTCGTCTCGTCTGCGCTGGTTGTGTAGAATCTACGGTCACACCAGGAATCAATCGCCCTGCTAGCGGCTTCAATGACCTTTTCAATCAATAAATCGCTGGTCGTTTCAAGTGCGTTTGAGTAGCCTAATAGTTGTCTGACTTCTGCAAGCGTGCAATATCCATTGGTAATGGTCATTCCTCACCGCCTTATTGTTTCTCGTATTTAACAGCCTTCGGATTCTTCTTGGTCGGCTTTGTCATGATTTTGGTAGCAATTCGTTCTGGTACGCCTAATACATGCACATAGCCAGCCCTGATAAAATCGTCTAGTTGTTCGTCCGGTACTTCAGCGATTTGCCCCTGTTTGTATAATCTGCCATAGACAAATTGTTTGAGTACCTTTACTTTTGTTACGTTCACATTGCCCTCCTTCGGGTATAAAATCACGCCGTTCTCCTCGATATGTCCGCAAACTACATCAAAGCGGCACACCTGCTTAATCTTCTTTTTCACACAGTCAACAGCAAAGCCCCAATCAGGCGCAAAGTTCATGTCGGTTGATCTAAACGGTATTTTTTCCAGCACTTCACGCTTGACCAACATGAAACCCATTCCAACACCTGACACCCTGACAATTTTTTTCCGAAATGCTGCGATAAACCATTCACGCTTATGGGTAAAAGACTTGCCTAAATTTGGACTGTCATCAATGTGTGTGAAGGCGTTTACACATTTCGCCCCGTGTCGCAACTGGTACAATCCATAAGCGACGGGCACATTGATTTCATATAGTTTTATCAACCCATCTTCTGGGACAATCATGTCATGCTCAAATGTGAGCAAGTAGTCATATCCTTCGTCAAGTGTCTTTTTGTGTGCGTTCTGGTACATCTTCAGCGTGTTCATGTGCTTGTATTCAGGGTTCTTGATAGGGTTATCCCTGACAATAAACTTATCCACCGTCACGCCTTCGGGTGCTTTCAATTCAAGAAAACTTTCCAGCGATTCGTTCCAGTATTGGTCAATACCGTCTTTTTGATAGGTTGGGAAGATTGCTAAAATATTTGTCATGTTATTCTTTTCCATTCAACTGGAATTGATGCGTGTTTTCTTACTAATTCGCCATGAAGTAAATAATCACTTGGTTTTGTTGGCGGCATCCCGAAGGTGTCAGTATTTCCATCTGTTACCGCATCACAACACAGATATACAACCCGTTTACACCCAAACAACACCCCTAACTTTTCAGCGATTACAACACTTGGCAAGTTCCATCTAATCTTGAAATCTCTCTCAACATCGAACGAGTAAACAGGTTCATAATCTACGCCGTCAATTTCTGCCAATGCTTCCCGTTCGTGTAATAACAAAGTTGCTTTCTGTGGATAAAAAAACAAGTGGTCTTTCTGCAATGAATACAGTGGGTTGTCAGGCTGTAATGACTCAACTACCTTGATTGCCTGATTTATCGCCATTACAACACCCTCAAGATGTTCTAACCGTAACCTTCCTAGAGATTTACCCCGTCCAATTACGGTTAGAACTTCGTCATTGTGTATGCCTGACAACTCACTAATCGTCATCACTATGCGCTAGGATGCACACCGTAGCCAATGGCTTCAGCGTTCAACACACCGTAAACAGCGTCGAACAGGAAGACAAGTTCAATCTGTCCATAGCGTGCCCGTGTGTAAGGATCACGAATCATTTGTAATCCTGCACCGTTACGCACACCAACAGATGACCAATCACCGAAGAAGACAGATTTCTTTGAAGCTGCAATTGTGTCAGCTTTGTTGGTGAAGTTCACGGGATATCCTAAGATTCCAGGTGATTGAACGCCAGTCCCTTGTGGGGTTGACACGTAGGAACGAGCATCGCCAACCAATGAAGCAATCTTGCTGTAACTTGGACCTGACATCACCCACGCAGGAGATCCACCTTCGAGGTAGGAGACCATGTCAGCCTGAAAGACCATCGCTTCGAGCTCGCCAACTGCAACGGCAGTAGCGGAAGCAAATGTTTTCAAGGATGTTCCATAGGTCTCAACTTCGGTGATGAGTAAATCGTTGTGTGTTTTTGCCATACCACGACCGACAAAGTTTGATAAGAAACTCAAAAGTTTTGCATCTTCGTCACGCAATAATTCGTGTGATATTCGGATGATTTTTGAGTATTTCTTGAAGGTCAGTGATTTCTTGCCAGTGGCAGGTGCATCATCGTCAAATTCAGCGGCTTCAGTTGTGTGAACAAATTCACCGTCAGCTTCGTTGTCGTAAGGTACGTCAACGGTTGTTCCAACACCAGGGATTTCAGTCACGCCTAATTTGCCAGCTAAAGCCATTTCATCTTTTCGGGTGATGACTTGCTGATAAAATCCGGTAGGTACAAGGTACTGCCCGTCAACGTTTGTTCCAATGTTCATGTCAGTATCGTTGGAGGCTTTCATGCTTGCCATGACGCTATTTTCTTGTCCGGTCTTGACAAAGTGAGTAAAGGCTTTCATCTCGTCTTTTTCACCTAATCCCATTTTCAGGTGAGCGGGTGCGCCTTTGGTTTCGGCAGGAAAGACGTCTTTCATCGCCTTTGCTAATTTTTCATAATCAATTTCAGGTGCGACTTTCTCGACCTGTTCAACTTCTTTAATTTCAGTTTCCATGTTAAACTCCTCATGTTTGTAGTTTTTTGTAGTAAGTGCGACCTCAAGCACCGGCTCAATTTCGGCTTCCTGCTCTGATACGGGTTCTACCTCTCCGGTACTGTCCGCATCCTGTGGCTCGTCTGCTTCCACTTCACTTATGCTTTTCTTTTGCACTATTGCTAATTCGTTTGCTGGTCGTCGCCATTCGTTTGTGTCAAACAAGGCAACTTCCCCGACTGCCCAATCGTCAATCAATCCACCCTCTGCGTAACGAACTAAATGACTGACTGCACCGCTTGACGCTTTCACGTCTCGCCCTTCTGCAATCGCCTTCATAATCCGTTTAGCGTATTCTTCATCGCTGTCTAAGTACGCTTCGCCCCAGTGTCCATGTTCGTCTTTGTGTGTGTATACTAAACGTCCAATGATGGCTGGTTTGTCCTGCATCTTGGTTGGATCATCAGCGCCGAACCCGTGGTAATACGTTATCGGTCGTGTGTCACCAGGCTGCAAGACAATGTCCGTGTCCTCGTGAAACGCTTCCCCGTCGCTGTCTCGCCCTTTGATGTGACCGCCAAAAGGCACAAACAGAACGCTCAACGGTTCGCTCTGATATTCCTCGATGGATTTCAGCGACTTGGTCGATTCGGGCTCTCGCTCAATTTCACCAATGTCTCTGATTTTCAACTTCAATTTTTCCAATATGACCTCCTGACGGTGTAAAATAAAAGACGGTGTATCAACAACCAAATAAATTGGCAATCAATACACCGTCTTCTGACCTTTGGCGTCTCGTGTTTTGTACCTTTTCGCTATCGACTCAACGAGTCCTGCAAGCTATCCTGTACGAACACATATTAAATTATAGAAATAATGTATCACAATATTATTATGTTGTCAAGAGGTTTATATTATTTGTTGTTACTGTCTAAACCCTAATTTGTGCAATGCTTTTTTAACAGACCCACTCATTATCTGATTGATCTTTTCCCTGCGGTCTATAAACACCTTGTCAAAGTTCATCCAGCCTATCATCCGGTGCATACTGGATTGTTCGCTATTCTTGCCCATGACGTGACCAGCATAACTTGTTTCATTGGCTATGATAGATTTCATACCAGTGCCGTATTGTTTCCAATTGTTTCGCAGTGTTTGTGTTCGCTTATATGGGATCTTTCCTTCGTTGCGCAGTGCCATAACTTTTTTGAATTGTTTCCAGGATGCGTAACCTATCAGCATCTTACCACTTGGAGATTTTGTGTGTAAATGTGGAAATGCTTCCGCTCTACTGATTGATTTCTTTTGTGGATAGTGTTTATAAATCTTGATGATATAGTCTGATATGTCATTAACCACTATGTTACCAACTTCAGGAGGTAAGCGGTTTAACGCTGCCATTATTTCTTTATCACCCGTTATATCAATCCCTATAAAATCATCCATTGAAAATCCGTTCTATGTTTGTTATAATACTTTTGTGCCCCATAGGTATAAATCCTACCTGAAGCCTATCAACGGCAAGAGTAGGGTTGGTATCCCTTGGGGTATCTTTATGGTAATTTAGGAAAGCGTCCACGTGTACCAGGCTTCTTGGTAGGCACTAATGCACATTTACAGTTATATCCCTGACATTCAAGATGAGGATTTGGTGCATTCTGTGGTTGTATTCCTGCTTTATACCAGACACTTGCACGTTTTACGATCCCTGACAACTTAATGCAACTTGAGCAGTGTTCCGCCTTACCAAGAACCCATTCTAGTTTTTGATCCTTGCCAGCCATTGCTTTTGCTTCGTTGACGATTGAGTTGTAGCGGTTCGCCCATGTTTGTGCTCTGTTTACCAGTGGTTCAATTGGTGCATTGTTAGCACGTGCAATTAATATCTCATCTGCAAAATCAAGAACATAACCCTCTTCTTCAAATATCAACTCACGCAGCCGCTTATATTCTTCTTCTGTCATGTCGTCTGGTGTAAGTCCTAATTCACGCAATCCCTCGCGCCATGCCTTGTTAAACTGTTCCTCTATCAACCTGGAATGGTGGTCAATGTAAGCTCCCAGGTCACCTGAGTTATACAGTTCACGGATTGCACTTCGTAGTGAAAATTCATAATGCATGGCTGTCTTTGCCAGTGATACTGCCCCATCTAGGTCTTTAGGAACGCTGAACCCTTGCGCCTTCAACGTATCTACTATTCTGACAACTGCGTCAATTGCCTGCTGGTTGTACATTGACAACCTCCATGACTGATTTCAGCTCTGATAATAATGCCGTGATGTCCTGACTGCGTTTTTTGCCGAACACGTCCACAACCTCATCAACCGTATTGCTGTCCGCTAACTCTGCCTTGATGTCGGCTATCATCCATGCAGGTATAAATTCGCTATCAAAGTCACATGACGCTCCCTTGCCGTCCTTCAATCGTTTGGTTGCCTTGCGTTGCCAGCGTTTCAAGTCCTCTTGCATAGGGTCATCGTTCTGCTTGTCATCTTGTTCTGGTAGCTTCGGTTCTTCCTTCTGCTCTGCCTGTTGGCGTAACAATTGCTCATCTGTCAATTCGATACCTGCTAATTCTGCAGCGGTTAGCAATTCAAACCCACCATCAACATACAGTTTAAATACATCGGCTCTGTCTTTTTCGTCCTTCTGGAAGATGGATAACGAACCAAAGTCAAAATCACAACGTGCGCCAACGTCTGCTAACAATTGCGTATTGATGGTGTCCCGTAAGCGGTTTGCCTTCGGTATGATGGTTTCCTCGTAGAAGCTCAATCGATGCTCTTTTGCTGTTGCGTAGTTTGCTGCGTCCTGTAACATGGTCTTAGGAATACCGAACGCTAATGCGATGTTGCTCAACGCCTGCTGATATAACTCTGTCATGGCAAGGTCTTTTATCGGTGGTGTCAGTTGTTGGGTTGTGATTGCACCTGCTTTAATACCGACCACGTTGAAAGCGTTTGCGATTGAACTAATCATGTTTTTCATAATTCGTTCAACTCGTTTAACCTCTGTATCAGGTGTTGATACATCCATCCCCAAGAACGTTACAGGCATCGCCCCACCCTCGAAGAATTTAGCCGCAAACCTATCCATGTATCGCAACAGTGCAGCGTTTGTCAATGCTACCTCTGCGTTGCCTACCCCATTTGTCACATCGTTAGCAGGGTCGAAGTCTGCGAAATATACCATCTGAAAATTATTACTGTCAGGATAGTTTACCCATTGAACCCCTGTTGTATTTTGTGTGAACCTAATATATTGCGGAATATAGTTTCCTTTAGTGTCTTTTTTGGGTGGCTCATACTCAACTCTCATCGAGTAAGGATTGCGGTATAAGACGTTCTGCGGTTTTGCGTAGTCGTTCTGGACCCGTTCCCAAAACGCAGCCCCCGTCAAACACATTGAAGCGGTAGCCTTCCAGATAAGGTTGCTAAACCCTTCGCGGAACATCCATTCTGTCTCGACGTCTTTTTTCGTGTTGGTTTTATAAAACTTGACGGGCACGCTGGCGATTGAATTGGCTATCAGTGTTACCGCCCTGAATATCAGCGGAACGTAGGTGTAAGCAGTTGCGGTGTCTGTGACCTTGTCGGTTGAACCCATAAGCTCACTGAACCAATACGGGATCTGTGTCACCGATTTTGTGCTTTTGTTGATTGTAGTTGTCTCTAAAAATGAACTTGCCATGTTACCTCACTATCCGCCGAATAAAATGACGCTGCTACCTGCGTTTATACAGTCCCACGCTAACGCCAACGACATGACACAGTCATCATGTAACCCTTCAGGCGCGTTATACGAAAATGACCCGGATGGTGTGCGCTTGCTTTCGTATGATAATAACTCACCAATCAATATCGGATCGTTGTAAATCCCTATTTCGCCATGTTCAAACGCTGATTGCAGGTTGGTTATGATTGTCTGTTTCGTCGCGTTCGTTGTTGTGAATGGTATGATGTTCATGCGTCTGTTGCGTAGGTGGTCAATCACACCTTGCCCAATACTGTTAGCTTCAATTTTCATCAAGTCCATTTTGAAGCGGTTATATACAGATTGCAACCTATCCTCAAGCACATTGTAATCAACCCGGTTGAAGCGGTCTTTATACACCAGGTCTTTAGATTGCACATCCATAACGCTGATGACGGTATAGTCAACACTTGCTGCCACGTCAACCCCTGCCACGTATTGACGATCCTTGACTGGTTTGTCGATCATCTCACATCGGATGGCTTCCTGTACCCGTCTGAATACCGAACCCTCATCGTCAATAAATTCTGCTAAATACTCTTGACGAAATATCAACTCTGGTAGATCCCGTTTAGCCGCTTCGATTTCAACGTGTGCAATATACGGATTACTTTCGGTTGTAAAGCTGAACGAAGCCCAACCCTCATCACCTGTCAATCCGTGCTGATAATTCTCCCAAAACCAGTTGCGCCCCTTTGGTGTGCTGATGAATAACGCCTTGCCTTGTCTGTCAGATAACGCTGGTCTGATTGCTTCCGTCCATGCTTCTTTTTTCATAAATGCACATTCATCCATGACAACAAAGTCCAACCCTTCACCACGTAAGCTATCCGGATTATCAGCGGAACGCACTGCCACAAATCCACCACCAGGCAGCGTTACCATTCTGTCAACCAATCGGATGTCGGAACCTGGCAATCGCCTTGCAATTTGTCGCAACGGACGCCAGCCGACCTCGCTTGTCTTGTAGGATGGTGATACCCACCACGCGCGCCCACCTTTGGCAGCAACGTCAAGACATTCGTTCACACCAAGACGGGTTTTTCCCCAGCGTCTTCCGGCTGCAAGTGTAACAAATCTGGCAGGCGAATTATGTACCTGCTTTTGTCCTTCATGTGGATTAGCGTCAATCGTCACTTGTGGCATCGTCCCACCTCACAACAATTGAATTTCCATCCTTGCCCGTGATCTCCTGACGCTCCACATAACCGCGTTGTTTGCCTTGTGTCTTCAGGAAGAATATCATTGACGCGGTATCACCTGCTAACGCCTTGCTGTATAGCTTACTCTCCACGTTGTCGATCATCGTTTCCCGTGACTCATCCAAAGCCGCCTGAACGGTCGGGTGGTCATTGATATATTTGTATAGCGTCTGTCTTGACATCTTAAAAGCACGAGCAACAGATGAAACATTTCCATGCATCTCTTTTATCTTGTTTATCACTGCTTCCGCTGTAAGTTCGTTTCTAGTCATCTTTGCCCTTTTTTATATTGTCAAGGTGTAAATTTATAGGAGCGGAGCGGTCGGACTTGCACCGCCAGTTTTCTCATTGGTTTGAGATGCGCTGTCTATTTCGCCTGCCCCGCGTTTTGGATATGGTTTTCGTAATGGTTCGATTTGTTTTCTCATTTCGTTATCAAGTGGATATAAATATTTGTATTTAGGCAATAACTTTCTTTTTTCAGTAGTATCTGAATCATACGTTTTTATATTTCTACCAAATACGTTTTTTATTCCACCTTTGCCAACTAATCTTGAATGTATTCTTTTTCCTTTGTCGTTATAAAATGCTTCATTGCTTCCACCCGTACCAATAAAGCACCAATTACCTGCCTGATAAATTGAACCGTTATGACCTTGTTCTGGATCTGCATAACTGACAATTAATCTAATTCCTTTGTTTGATTGTTTTAGTAATTTGATTGCAATTTTTATAATCTTTGTGACCGCTATTTTATGATCTGTTAGTGCTACTCGTAATAACTCACAAATTTGAGTTTGAACAAGATTATATTTAACGCCTTGAAATTGATTGTTTCCATAGCCAAAAATAATACAGCCTATAAATGTTTTATCTTCCCATACTCCAATTTTTACAAGTTTACCGATAGGCATACACTTTGAATAATGCCAATGCATAACTGCATATTTAGCAGCTTCATAAGAACACCAATCAAGTTTCAACACCGGTTTATCAGACATTACGGTATAAATTCCTCTCCGCAATGTGGACATTTTATCGGTGACTTTTGGTCTAATCTTCCTTGTTCGTCTATTCCAACGGGTTCAAAGTCAGGCGGTTGTATTCCAATATCCTCTGCAAGTCCACTTAGATAATTATCCAACTCCCCCTCGTCATCCTTTATCTCATTCAGCAAGTCCTCCACTACAACAGCGTCCCATGCCAAACCCTGCTCACTCGTGCGGTTGTCCATGATCGCCATTTTCTTCCCCGCGCTACTATCAGCGTCCAGGTCGGTACGCTTCACGACAACGATCTGCTTGCCGTCTGTTTCAACTTCGATCACGTCATCCATGCCAGCATTGACAAACGCCTCTTGTGCGTGGTTGCCTGCTAATATGATCCCGTTCTTGTCGACAAGGATAGAACGCCCTGCACCAAGTTCGCGGACTGATTGCTCTAATATTCCGGTGCCTCGTTGCGTACCTTTGTTCGGGTTTCGTGTAAGTGGTTTGTAGTCGGTTAGTTTACTCATCATCCTCCATCCTCCTTACCAGAACTTGAAGGGGCGGCTGAGCAGATGAATGTCGTTTCCCCGACTTGGTAGCTCATAATAACCGCCCCTGCAAATGCTAGTCCTCATTTGGATCCCATTCATCCGGCACCCAGCATGGTTCCTTACCATCGTGGACTATTTGACCT